CTGTGTCATCAACTTGTAGGTCAGCGTTTAGGTTAGGTGTGTATTGCAACACGCCAGCCATAGCCATAGCAGAAGCAACATCAGATGATACAATCATCACGTTGCCTTTACCTCTACGAGTTTGTTTTGCAATAACGTTAGCATCACGTTCGATTTGGAAAATCAAACCTTTGAAACGTTCAACAGACCAACGACCGTTAGAGTCTGTGTCCAAGTCGAAAGAACCAGGAGTTGTAGTACCATACTGAGCGCCTGCAACAGCACATGTGTAGATAGTACGGATAACTTCACGGTTGATTTCAGCAAGAATCTCAGTAGAAAGAATGTTGCTCAATTCTGTTTCAGCATCCAAACCATGGATTGCTTTCAAGTCTTGTGCAAGTTCTAGTGAGTATTCAGCTTTCAATGCACGGCTTTGTGCAGTAACAGTAACTTTCTCAATTGAGAATGCCATTTGTTTGAAAGGACTATCTGTGTCGGCACCTAGTGCTTCAGCAGTTGCTGTTGAAAATGCAATACCAGTTGTGTAGTGGTTAGCAGTCAAATCTGCAACAGGGTTTGTGCGGATATCTGTTGCGTTGTTACCACGGAATCCGTATGGATTAGAAGTAGACAATGCACCAGAGAACTCTGTGTTTGCTTCGTTGAAGAACGCTTCGTTTGCGTTGTTTGGTGAACCAGATTGTGTGTCGTAACGAGCACGCATCGCAAAGATTAGACCAGTAGGTCCAGTCATTGGTTGAACGCCTGCAACATCATAAGCAATCAAGTTAGGCAATGCACGGCGAACCAAACTAATCAAGATTGGGTCGTAGTTAGAAATGCCAGAACCTGTAACGTTTGTTGGTGCAGAAGACACAGCAGTTTCGTTCAACTGTTGTGATGCTGCAGCCATTTCACGTTGTTGGTTTTCCAAAACAAGTGCTGTAACAGCTTTCTTGTATGGGTCTTTGATGGACTCTAGGCCTTCGTGTTCAAGGACTGGTGCCCATTTCTTTTGTAGTTCTTCGGTTAGATACATTAATGTTCTCCTTATTAGTATCTTTTATTGGTAAAGTTTATTTATTTAGCCAATGATTTAGAGATGATTTGTGCGTACTGAGCGATTGCAGGATCAGTAGATGCCATTGGCTTCTTCTCATCTTCAACTTCTACAGCTTCATGTAGAGCAGAACTAACTGGCGCTTTAACTGTTTGTTGGAAGTATGAATCTACCAATGTTTCTAGTTTGCGACCAAATTCTTCTTCAGTAGTAAACTCAACAGTCTCTGCGAGTGATTTTAGTTTTTCTACTTGTGTCTGCGTCAGGCCTTCACATACTGTATGTATAGCCTCTGTCTTTTTAAATTCGTTAATTTGTTTCTTCATTTCAACGTTACGTGAAATTTCTTCGTTGACTGAAGTTTCCAATTCCTCAACCTTTGTGGTCAATTCTTCTACAACATCCACTTTTTCTTCTGGAATATCAATGTAGTGTTCTTCGAATAGACCTTTTAGACCACGAATGAAATCTTCAACGATTTCAGAACGTAGACCTTTTTCGATTGCCAATTGGTTTTCTTTGAACCATTCTTCGGCCATATAGTTGATGTAATCATCCAACTTCTTAGCCAAATCTTCTTTAACTGATTCAACAGCCACTTCGAATTCTTCGTACAATGCTTCTTCAACTTCTTCCATAATGGATTGTGAACGAGCAATAACGGCAGATTCAAAAATTGTGGTTGCTTTTGTTTTGAATTCTTCTGAAAGGTCTTCACCTGAAAGCAATGCACCTACGTCTTGGTCCATTTGTTCTTTCATTTTTTGTTTCTTCATCATAGACTTAATCATTTTTTTGTCTTCTGCTGCATCTTCATGACCTTCTTTTTCTTCTGCAACAACTTCTTCCGCTTCTACTTTTTCTTCAGCATAAGACTGGAATGTTGCACCTGGATTTGCTTGCATCATTTGTGGTGCAAGTTTAGCTTTAATACGGTCACGAATTGCGTTGTAATCAGTTGCTGCAGCTTGAACAGCTTTGTGTTCAGAACCTTGTGAGTCAGCAGGACCGGACAACTTCTGGCCAGGTTCTGAACCAACTGGTGGTGTTGCGCCTGGTGGTGTTGCTGTTGGTGTACCTTTTGTGTAGTCACCAGTTTGGTCATCTTGTTTTTTGATTTCGCCAGCAACTTCGCCAACATCTTTTGTGCCATAAGCAACAGATGTAGGTAACTTTGAAGGTGCGTCTTTGTGGCCACGACTTACAGATGCATCAAAAGTTTCTTTGGCACCTTCTGTAAGAATTGATTTAGCGGCGTCTGTCAGATTAAATTTTCCCATTTTGAGAATCTCCTTGATTTATATTGGATATTTATATTTAAAGTTTTTTAAGGAAGTTTTCAAAGATTTTTAAACTTACAGTTTCAATCTCTTTGCGTGATGCTTGCTTAATCTCTTGTTTAGCTTCATCGTAATGTTGTTCGGTCCAAACACCGTTAACCAACATCCACTCCTTACCTTCCATAATGCCTTGTACAAAAGCACCAGGCGCAGAAGGATCTGCTACAATATCTGCCGCTGTGGCCAGATGAAAGTCTCCTTGAACGACATTGATGCCGTTTTCCATTTTAAGAGAACCCATACCTCTAGATGACACACCAAGTTGTGCGCCGCCTTCAATAAGGTTTCTTGCAATGTTACCCATAGGGGTTTCAAGAATTTTTGCTTTGCCTATCCAAGCATTTCCCTCTTGACGTAGACCCACAATTAAGTGAGACACACGGTCAAGATTAATGGATGGGGTGTCTGGATGTCCCAGTTCACCAAAGGCACGATTTTTATTAATGTATTCTTCGCTGTAACGGTTAACTTCATTACGCATTGTTTCTTCTCTATACATGCGTTTATTTTTGTTAACCGATTCTGCAACTAGAAACGGACCTTCAATGAAAAGAGTTTTCTTTCCATCTTTTTCTTCCGTTAAGTATTGTACCGATTCGGTAAGTTCTCTAATGAGTTTCATTTTAATCCTTATGGTCTTATGCCGTAACTACCGTAGTTAAATGCAGCTGGATCGTTAAACTGACCACGTTGATAGTGTTCGTTGTCTTTACGTAATTCTAATATTAATGTATATGAATTGTTTGCGACCATGCCTCTAGTTTGAATACCTATATCACCTTTGGAGTTTGCTGTTCCTTTTGTGTTGTTTGGTATCGTTACCCAGTTACCTTGGCCATCAAATTCACTGTTGCCATTCAACATGAATATTGATACGCTGGTATCAGCACGCCAAAATAAATTAACATCACCAGTATTAGGACCTGAATACCATAAACGATTCAGAGATAAACCATAATAAGATAGTGGGCCTGTATTTGCGGTCGATGAAAGTAAGTTTGCTTTCGAACTATCTAATGCACCATATAATGTATTAGCCGTAATTCTGTTGCTATTTTCTTCTTGACCGGTACCATCAAACTTGCCTGTTAACTTAATAACAGCATGTTCTGTTGTGTCTTTAATGACTTGATATGTAAACAAATTTGCCATTTGAAATCCCTGTTATTGTTTGAATAATATTTATACCAGTGTCAAAATTATTCAGTTTCGGTTGTTGCAGGTTCATCTGCATGTGCAACCTCATCTTCAGCAGTTGCATCATCTGGATTCATTAATTGTTTTGCAACTTCTACCTTGTGTGTTTCAATATGAGCTCTAACTCTATCGTGTAGTGCAGAATATAATGCATTACGCATTTCGATTGCGTTATCTGTTTCTGCGTAGTCTACTATTTCTCTTGCTTTATCCATTGTTATCTCCTAATTATAAAATGCGTTTCAATCTGGTAAATGTTGTTTCAACTTCTTCTAAGCTGAGGTCACCTTTAACCGATTTCGAACCACTGGAACTTTTTGGTTTACTACTTGATGATGAACTACCACCACCAGAACTGGAACCACCAGCTGGTGCAGGATCAGGCATCAATTGTGCCTGTTGTACCATTTGGTCGGTTTGAACTTGTCCTAACATCTGTTGTTGTGCAACATCATTTGTTATACCAACAGGCAATCCAAGACCCATTTCTTTTTCTGTTTCAATTTCTTTATCCATATCTTCAATCTCATCATCTGTCAGGCGCAACACATTTTGTTGAATCCATTTTTGTGAGAAATAACGGCCAGTGTATGGATCAACCGATTGTAACAACGTTAATCTTTGTGACATTAATTCCGCTTCTTTTAATTCGGAGAAATTATTATCTTTAATGAAGTCATAATGAATATCTTCTTTAAACAATTCCCATTCTTCATCTGTACAAATGCCTTTTAGTACACACTGTACACGTAATGCTTGATTGAATACTTCGGAAAATTTACTTCTTAATCTGTCCACAAATTTAGAGAACTTTAATTCATCTCTAGTAATCTCTGATGAACGACCAAGTGAAAATCCTTGGTTAGGTTCTAACCTAGAGATTGGAACACACAACGCACCATAGAGTTTCTTCTGAAAGTATTTAACGTCTTCCAACTCGCCTAGGTTCTGTCCACCTGGTAGTGTAGTAATCTCTGTACCTTTGCCACCTTCTCGGCGTGGCAACCAGAAGTCTTCCATCATGGACATAAACTTACGGTCATCACGTACTTCACCTGTATTGGCATCATAGACAAGTTTATTTTTATACTTGACCATAATATCACGCATGTATTGTTCGGCTTTTAATTTTGGTAAATTGCCAACGTCAATGTAAAAGATACGGCGTTCTGGAGCTCTCGAAATACGGTAAATGACCGTTGCATCCTCAATCATACGTAATTGATTTACTGGTTTAATTGCCTTATGTAAATAAGACAAAATCATATTTTTGTTTTGATCTACTAGACCTGAAGAACAAAATGCAATTGTATCGGCTGCAATTCTTACAC